TATTACCATCCTTATCCCTCCTGATCTGTTAGGATTTCCCTTACCTGTTCTCGGATTTTCTCAGGTACATCTTCGATATTCTTTTCTTCTTTCCTAATCAAATCCGCATACACTTTCGCAATGTAGATCATTTCTGCACCCCCATTTCGTATAGTTCACAGATGGCGCCCTGCAGGTCTGTAATCTGCGTATTTGCATTTACTAAGGCTTCTTTTAACGCTGCGTTTTCTGTTTCAAGCTGTTTTATCCGTTCTTCCGAACTCTTTCCAACTTGATTAATAACTACACCATAAATTCCACCTGTGTACTCTTCCGTGCGGTAAAACTCCGTATAGCCCTCGTATTCGGCAATATTTTGTTCGCGTTCTGTGATGCGCATGATTTTTGTCTTTACCGGGTCTGTAAAGAGTTCCCGCAATTGCGCTGGCGCAACTTGTATAACCTTAATTTCTAATTTTTTGCCTGTCTCCTGTGCTGACTGAATTTGTATTTTTGTTGCATCTGCAAAAATTAATTCCATACTGTTCTCCTTTCTACTTCCATCGTCCAATTGCGTACCAGTCAAAATTATGTGTATCGGGTCTTTTGTTATCGGAATATAGAGCATACGCATACCCTTGGCTGTTTGAATGTTTAGATGCTACCATTATCTCGACAACTTTCCCGGACATATATTGTCCTTGCACAAACAGCATATAATTATCTGTACTTCCGGAAAAAGGTATTGGATAAGTCATTCTTCCAAAACCATCCGTATACGAGTAGTTTGCTACTCCCCACTGCACTAGCTTTCCACTTGCGTACTTTTCGTAGTAGTTATACCTGCTCGTTGATGCGATTTGGGCTTTGCCGCTTTCGATCACATAATCTTTTAACTCGGACAATCTTTTATTTAGCGTAGACATATCAGATTTTAGTTTAAACATTTGCTCTACAGCAACGATACTTAATCCTTCGATTTTTACCCTGTAAAGAGGTAACTCTCTGATTTTTCCGTTGTTGTAAATATCGTCCTGCTTAAGCTCCGGATCCACCGCTGTAGCCCCTGCAACTCCTTTTTTAACAGTGCAATGCATCTTATCAATTCCGCCTGTTCCGGTTGTTTCAAATACTGCCACAATAATGTCATTTCTTTTCTTTCCTGACTCTCCATTTTCAATTTCGCAGTCCTCGTATTCTCCATACGGTATTCTCGCAAAGTGCCCCCCTATTATTACAACACCGTCTGCAATTCTAATTTTGTTATTGCTTAGTATTGTTGCCTTGCACTGCTGTCCAATTGTAAAAACTCCATCTTCACCAGCAATCGACTGGAAAATAGCAGCATCATCTTCTGCATAAATATGCGCTGTCTCTTCCGGTGGCGTATTTAACGTAATTCCTTTAAAGCCATTCATTCTAATCGTCTCCTTTTACTCTATATTCGATTTTTACACTGTTGCCCTGTATATTCAGTATCTTCCCGATAATCGGCTTTTGTACGTATGTTTCTGTTACAGTGTCATAACCAGCGATAATGTCTCCAATTTCGTAGTCTCCATCGTCTACTGCAAGATTGTATTTTTTGTAGTTCTGCAGTTCTTTTAATCGGCTTGTTCCATCTTTTTCCAGTTGTGCTAGATCTGCACTTAAAAAATCATAAACCGCTGCACGCTCCGCCAAGCCTTTATAAAACTGCGTCTTGCCAATACTACCATCTTCTTGCACGTAAAGATGTAATACCACACGTTCTTCGTTTTGTCCCTCGCCGGCACAAACCAAATGATTTATTCCGCCCCTGTAATCTTCTATTGTAAGAGATATCTGTTCGGATTCCTGAGAATATTCTAACTCTTCCGAATAATCCTTTATTGGCACTGCCTGCAGACTTACATATCCATAGTCCAGTCCATCGGGTTCCACGTAGACAATCTGCATGCGATGCTTATGCGCTGTCAATAACTTTACCATTGCATCGTAGAGTGTCACGTATCTGTCCACCTGCCAGTTGTTAACTATCACATCAGTAGAGATTTCTGGAACGAAAAAAAGACCATCGAATCGGTCCTTTATCAAGTCTCGCAATATACTATTTATTTCTCCATTCAGCACAAGATGATCCTGTCCAGTTGGTGGCTCTACGACTTTTCGCATCAACAATCCTCGCCATGTCAATCCACTAAAAGTCAGCTCGTATCCATCGGACTGTATATCATCGATGATTCCGCCATACTCCGTGTCGGGTATAAAAATACGATTTTCATACCAATACTTTCTCTTTGTCCATTCGGAAACTGGCAACTGGAATTGGAAGTCATTCGTATCACCTAAATCAACATCAATCTCACGCACCTCGCTCATGTAGTCAATTTCCTCTCCAAAGGGAGTAGCTGCAATAAATTTTAATTCTGACACTTTGGTTCGCTCCTCTCTTCGTAGATCAGCAAGTCAAAATCAAACGTTCCTGGCCATACGATTTCCTGTTTTCCTGGAGGGACTTTCTTAAAAATACTCTTCTTTTTTGCACGGTTATGAAAAACACTTTCACGCTCTCCATTTACAGCTACTTTCTCCACTGTTTCTTTCATGCTGTTAATTTCAAGATATTCTCCTTTTTCCAGCATGATATTTACGAGATACGGATATCCGCCGATGCCGACCTGTGGATTAACAACCGGTCCATATATTCTCAGTTTAAAGTTTGCTTCTGTAAAATGCGGATTGATAATATATGTATTATTCATTCCGTTCGCGTAACGATATGGATACTTATAAGGGTATCGCTTATTGTCAGTCGATGTGATATCAGTTATCTTAAAATTAAATTCTGTTTCTTTTATCCAAAATGGATTATCTGTCACAACTGTAAGATTTTTAACCTGAATAAACACTTTCAGGAAAACATCTGATTTTATATCCCCGGAAATATAGCAACTCATATACTGTTCTCCAACATACAATTTCCCGGGGATTCTGTTTAAGACATCTTTCTCCACAATCGAATAAAAATTCTCAATTACTTCTCTAAACGTCTCCTCTGTATCCGCTGTCACTGTCACTTTAATCGGAATCGTGGCACTTTCGCGGTAAAAAGATGAAATCTTACCGTTGCTTGTATCTGCATTCCAAGAATAGTTCAGGAGCTCGTGGTATTGGAGAATAATGTTTTTTGAATCCAAATCAACCTCTTCGTTAAGATGGTTTTTATAATAAATTCTCAACTTAAAATTCCCCTTTCTCGTAATCTTTGGTCTATTACCCTACCTATCTGTCTTTCTCCAACCTTTAAGGATAATTCCCTTACTGCCGACCGCATACACTGCTCCATCTTCCTGTAATCAATTTCTGCATTTCTTTCATATGCCTGATTTTCCTCCGCTGTTAAGACACGTTCTCCTTTATGCAAAACAGCCTGATAACCATCGTATGGTACATTATCCAATCCATTATAATGGGATTTCCCCAACTGCAACCCGATACGGTCTCCAGCACTTAGGTACTGAGGCACAAATTCTATTACTCTAGGGCTTCCTACAATACTATCAGCTTTTGCTTCGATTTCTTCTAACGCGGCAATTGTACCATCCTTGTTTACAGTTATATTGTAAGGCGTGCCGTTTATATTCAAAATTCCTTCTCGCGTTCCATCGGTAGCCTCTGTCACCTCTTCTAATGCATATTTAATTCCCGTCGCGGAATCAATTACCATATTGGAAGTTTCATCATACTTTATGTGCGAGCCAGCAACGAGCTGAAATGCAGCATCTTCTTTTTGTGCCATTTTCTCCGCACTCTCGCCTATTTCTTTCCACGCTGAACCGGTTTTGTACGACAGATTACTGTGCATAGCAACTATGTCCCCTGTTTTTTCATCCACCTTTATTGCAACCTGTTCATAACGTCCTGCGACTGTGTTGTACATATAGTAACATCCACTCTTTGTAATACTTCCTATTCCGTCATAAGCTACCTTCATTTCATCAAGTATTTTTTTATTCTCAATCTCTTGGTTCGTCAAAATCTTTCCGTTGTATTTATTAATCACGCCTTCTAGATTTTTATTGCTATCCAACGCCATGTTGTAATACTTCTCATACTTGTCCTGTTCTGTCTGAATTGCCTTTTCTTTTGATGCTTCCAAATTGTCAATCTGCTTCTGATACATTTGCTTTTCTGTCTCATCAGCCGTTTCCATATAAAGCTTCAGTTGACTAATCCCATCATCATATTTTTCTTTAATGAGTTTTATCTCCTCATCGCGCTCTTTTGCTTTCTTTTTAAGCAGCTCACTCGCTTGATCAGCATTCATCGTAGCTATTTGATTTTGGAAATCTTTCTCAGCAGCAAGTAATTCCTCTTTTGTTTCCGCATTCGTCTGTAATTGTATTTGCGCTACCTTTTCGTAATGCTGCGACAATTCCTGTATTTGTGCCTCTGTCAACTGATTATTTTGTTCAGTTGCAGCTTGCTTGATTGCATTGATTGCATTCAAGTGTTCCTGTACCGCCTGCTGTTGTGCATCGTAGGATTCGCTCAAAGTATTCAATACCTGCTGTTCTGATTCATCAATCACACCGTCTTCTGCGATGAATAGCTCACGTAAATTTTTCTGTGCTTCATCTTTTTTAGACTGAATAACTGTGATTGTTTCATTACACATGCTTTCAACACGAGAAATCAACTCATTCGATTCCTCTGCTGATACGACTCCATCGAGAGAGATTCCAGTCAGATAAGTATTAAAATCTACCATTTTCTCTCTTGCTTTATCCATATTATTCACAAACTCTTCTGACAAAGTATCTCCATAGTCCTTTGTAACAAGGTTTAATTTTTCCAGCTCTTCCTTGGTCTTTACTTCTGTGCCATTTAATTTTGCAAGCATTTCTTCCATCAAAGACAAATCTTCTTTTGCATCTGTCACAGAACGATTCATAAGCTGACTGTTTTCATGTATCGCATAGATACCTGTGCCGACCACTGCTGCACCTGCCGCAACCGGAGCAAGTGTACCAAGCAATCCGACCATACTTCCGGTCAAACCTGCGTGCCCTATTACCGCACTCGCCCCCTTGGCTGCAGTTGCAGCTGCTGTCTGTGCCGTTCCAAATGTCTTTAATCCTTTTGACACCCCTCCGACTGCACTGGCTAATTTTGTAAAAGTGGTCACTCCTCCACCAACTACTTTTAAAGCTGGTCCGGTTGCCGCTAAAACCATTCCCCACTTGATAATATTATCCTGTTGCTCATCTGACAAATTCGAAAATGCATCCGCCACGTCTCCTACAATATCTGCAGTTTTCTCGATCACAGGAACAAACATCGCTCCAAGTCGTACTCCTTCATTGCGAAGTTCATTCAACGTTCCCTTAAGCTGTTCGGCCGGAGTTGCATCTATTTTTTCAAATGCCTTCTGTGTTGCTCCAACACTATTTCCCATAGCCGAAAGCATATCATTGTATTCCTGTCCGCTTCCTTTCGCAAGGACAAGAGCAGCGGAGCCGGCTTCTACAGAACCAAACATATCTTTTAATGTCTTATCATTTTCTGCAGCGTACTGAGTTAGCATACTTAAGATTTCGGAAGTCGAAGTTCCTTCTTTTTTTAAATCTGCAAAGCCTTTTCCTGTCAATTCTCTCAAAGCTAAATCTGTAGCAGTGCCTGATTTTCCTAACTCAGATAGCATAGCTTTTAAGTATGTTCCTGATTCTGCTGTTGCAATACCATTTTTTGTTAGTTGCGCGTAAGATGCAGACAGTTCTGTAATATCAAAATTTACAGATGCTGCAACAGGGATTACAGCTCCCATACTTGATGCAAGCTCATCCACTGTTGTCTTACCCAAATTTTGCGTCGTGATAAGCAAATCGGAAATCCTTGTCGCATCCTCAGTTTTTAGATTGTAACCGTTTATAGCTGTCGTGAGAACGTCTACCGACTTCGCGCCATCTGTAAAACCACCCTTTGCAAGTTTAATCGCTTCTGTTGTAAATCCGATTGCTTTTGTTTGATTAACGCCGGCAGAAATGGATTGATACACTGCTTCTGAAAACTCATCTACAGCGACCTTTGATTCACTGCTTGCATCTAAAAGCTGTTCTTTATATTGACCAAAATCTACTACATTATCATCTAGCAGGGTGCTTACTTTTGCAAAACTACTTTTGAAGTCTACAGCCATTTTTGTAGTTGCTGTTCCAGCCCCTATGAGCGGAAGTGTAAGTCCTTTCGTTAAAAGACTACCTGTTTTCGATAGAGACTCTCCGATTTTCGTTGTAGTTTCTAATTCTTTGCTTATCTTTCGCGCTTCACTTGAACCGATTGCACCTGCTTTCTCCATATCAGACTTGAAATTTGAGATATCCACTTTAATTTCTGTCATCAATGGTGCTAGCTTCAACATTCCCTTTCCCATAGTTTCACCTGCTTTCAAATCTTCTAATTGCGGTTTCGTCCGCTCCTGTCTGCTGTAACCTCCATAAATCTTTCAAAATTTCTCTACCTTGCTCTGTCTTCTGATACATCGCAACCCAGCTTTCCTTTCGCAAGAGCAAAAAATAAGAATAAGGGAGCTTAAGAACTTCGTTGAAATTTAGTCCCGTATACTCACTTATTCTCTTTATTGCTCCTGTTCTAATATGATATCCTTTTTCCCAATCCTCTACCGGAAAATATTTTTCACAAATCGCCTGTCCTATTTTTCCGTCTGGGATTGGGATTTTAAGTTTGGGTCTGTTTCCGCTTTTAATCGCAATATTGCAATTTCCGCAATTAGTCTAACCAAAGCTTCATATGGGAGTTTCTTTAACTCTTCCTTGCCAAATTCCTTTCCCTGTTTGTTATGATTTAACAATAATTCAGCAGTCTGCAATTGTTTTTCGTACTTGTTTTCTTGCGTCATATCTGCTTCAATACGAGCTGTTTTCATAAGCATTTCAAGCGTTGGTTCCAAAACATCATATTCTTCTCCAAAGACTTTTATTTTCAAAGAGTTATTAATGTATTTGTCTAAGTCTAACATTACTTACTCTCCTCCTCTTCTTCTGCTTTTTTTCTCACAGATGTTTTTGCAATAGCTGCCGCTTCCTCATCCGTCATTTCTTCTTCAAAACTTGCTAAGAATTTGTCGATTTTTTTAACCGCTGTTAATTCTGCGTCAACGGTAACCTCTTTGTTTTCCCACGCAATTGCAAATCCGGAACCACCTTGTCCAATCATGGTAAAGCGGATTTTCTTTCCATTTTCCTTTGTATGGACTGCACGCAATAAAACAGTGCGTAGCGCTTTCCCCTCGCCTGTAAACACAAGTTTGCGAATCTTTTTATCTTTATCCTCTGACAACACGGCTGTAGAAAATAATGCAAGATTTTTCAGATTCCAGGACAAAATACCTGTCTTGGCAGATACTTCCTCTTCTGTTACAGCTGACTTCACAATCTGACCGTACTGATTCTTCACATCGTATTTCGTAGGTTTGTAATTCACTGTAAAGCCGCCTGAGCAATGCCCTACATTATTTTCCGGTGTTTCAATTGTATTATGTTCCGGGAGCTCTGTTCCTGTAAATTCATACATATACACATCGCATGCCCCAAGTAAAATTTCATCTTTCTTTCCCATGTAAATTCCTCCATTTTATTAAAAAATATATGGTGTCCTCAAACATTTGGCACCCATCGTTAAACAAAATGCCTCCCCCGGATAATTCGGAATGGAAGCGAATCGCACCTGTATTTACAAATGGCTCATCTTCCTCCATATCAAGCAAATCAAGAAGTTTCGTTTCGCATTCCACGCAGACATCATAATCCGAGTGGATTACTTTTAATTCCAACTGGCTTTCTTTCAAATGCCCTCCCGACAGAGGCGTCACAGTATAAACAACACTTATGTTTTTTAGATCCACCGTAAAAACCGGATAAATCTTTCCTTTTAAATCCGGAATATGCATCTCTATATATTTTTTGATAGCTGTTTTCATCCTTAGCCTCCTAAAATTTTTTCAATTCTATCCCGGTTAAATAATTGCGCATACAAAAGAAATGGCTGTGCTCTTTGCCCCACCGTGTGATAATATCCTCTTCGTCTACCACTCTTGATTTCATATGTCCAAGGAGTTTTTCTTCCATTTCCATCCTTTGCGTAGATTCCAGTGCCGTTGTGAACGTAAGGAGCATATTCTTCGTTACTCCCAATACGTCCAATAATTTCAGTCTCTGTGACTTCTGTTTCGCTCGTAATTGATGCCCGCAACACGCCTTCATCTACAGGGCAATCCATTTTGGCTTGGTTCTCAACAAGCAGGCATGCTTTTTCCACCCGCTTTTCCATATCAAGCACAATAGAGATTGTTGCATCTTCCAAGCTTCTAATAAACTCCTCATTATCAGGCATCATTCCACCACCTTCAAAAGCAAACTCGCAAGTCTTCCCTCTGTATTACAACTTGTAATTTCGTACACAATTCCATCTCTTACAATTCTGTATTCATCTGCTCTTATTTTTTTGTAATGAGTTAGCCCGGAATGAGTAGATTGTAGATATTTTTCCGATGCTGTAACTCGCATGTCATTTTTTTTGTAAACAGCTACTTGTATTTTCCTAATGTTCTTCCACATCTGTTTCCCTGCGCCGGATTCTGTTTGAGCAGGGATGTTTTGTTGTAATGTGTACTCTTTCATGTCTCTATTAATAGACATTGCATCACCTCGGCAATCTTCTGTGTCTTCGGATAATACGTTTTGCCCTATCCGGCAATTCATCCGTGTAAGTTGTGCTACCCCCGGAACTCTGTGATTCAGATACGATACCTTCTGTGCCATCACGGTTATATCGTATCAATACCAACTCTTTCACAACAGAACTGCATTCCTGTGGGATCTCCTCATCCGCTTTATAATTAAGCATTGCTCGTAACTCATCCATGCTATCTTGCATCATGTCCCGCAGCAATAACTCGTCCGTTATTCCTTTTCTAAGTAATAAACTTTCCAAAATCTGTTCTTCCATCTTAATCACCATCACAAAAGAGGGAATAAATCCCTCTTAATTAACCCGCTACTTCTTTTGTGTTCACCGGGGTTTTTGTGTCGTTTGTAATTTTTACATTAATTGGTTCAACATCTGCTGCTGTTCCAACTTCGAAGTACAACGCTGCGCTTGCATCATCACGGAGTACCTTATCACCATAAACACAAAGACCGCGGATACCGTCTGCGAATTTACTCTGTAAACGCATCGCTTCCATCTCGTTGATTTGCTTCGCCGCACCAATTGCGGATTTGTGATTCGCAATCACGACATTGGCTGGAAGCTCTTCCGAACACATAACCTGCATTCCATTGATTGTCTGCCCTTCCACTACACCGTTTTCTAATACTTTTGGATTATCTGCAAATCTCTTATCTTTCGATAGCAGCCCGAGATAATCTGCGTTTACTGTTACAAAACGGTTGACCTTTGGAACCTTTTTCTTCGAAAGCATTGTTCCTAAATCAACAATATAATCATATGCATTCGCCGGAGTCACTTTCTTCTTTGAAGAAGAACTTCCGATCAAAAGTTTAGTTCCTGCCAAAAGTGCAGCAAAGAAATCTTTGTCATAAGTTTCAGCTAATACCGCGGAATGTTCTTTGGTTGTGGCTGTCATTACATCAGCCTTAAGCTGCACTTTGTCCACATCATCTAAAGCAAACGCGAAATATTTTTTCTTGTCAAAAGTCATTTCGACCGGAGTTGTGTCGATTTCATCCCAATCAACAGAACCTTCGTAATCTTTCAGTGTTCCACCTGCGATACGGTTAAAAATAACCTTACTTCCTTTAATTTCTGCTGGTGGTGTTGCTAATACATCCGCAATCGATACAGAATGGAAGTTCGCAAGAAGAGCTCCTTCCCATAATGTCGGTTTAAAATTGTCTACTGCCATATTCTTTCATCCTCTCTTTCTTATTGTTTTGCCATCGCTTCAAATTGTGCCGCAACCTCTTCCGCGGTCATGTTATCCGCATTGTTGACAAGTGTATCAAATGTAGTAATTGCTGGCTTTCCATCCGGGTTTGACGGGCTCCTTCCTGCTATTGTCGGACCAAATAGATCTTCATAACTTTCCTTTAGGCCTTTTACTTGCTCATCCAATCCTGATACTGTTCCATCATCCGATACAATCAGTTTCTCACGGTCGAACTTTCCAGCAAGAAGTTCTGCATGTTTCGCGTTGTTTGCTGATAAAACCTTGTTTATTGCAGCATCAATGCGCATTCCTTTAATCTCTTTCTCGTGGTCAGCTTTCAACTGTTTAATCGTTCCCTCATGTGCTTTAATTGTCTTCTGAAGTTCTTCATTATCGGCGTTGTTCTTTTTCAAATCACCGATTGTTGTGTTTGCCGTTTCAAGCTCTTTCACTTTCCCGTTGTACTGTTCTTTTGGGATGATATGCTTCGGCGCTTCTTCATTGATTTTTTTCATTGTCGCCTCAACATCCAGCTTTCCGTCATCTCCGTACACTGCATTTGATAAAATTTTCTGTAACCATTCCATTTTCTTTACCTCCATAGATTTTTATACCGGCTCTCCCGGTACTGGGATGTATCGTTGTTCTTTATACCCTGCAACCTTTAAAAAAGGGTATAAAAAGAACACCTACCATTTCTGATAGATGCTCCTGTTTCCCTCTCCTGCTAATTACTTACTCATCTTCCCAAAATTCATCATCTAACTCTTCGGAATCTTCATCAAGAATAATCTCTATATCTTCCGGTAACAATTCAATATCTAGGTCATCTGGCATTTCGCTGATTTTTACTTTTTTACTCTTCAATATTTTCTTCATATAATTCGAATCCATAATCAATCCCATACCTTTCCGCAAATGTCTTATTCACTTCATCCTTGAACATTACATGTCTTTCGACTTTTGTGATTTTACCCTCATTATACATTTTTTGATATTTTTTCCGCAAGTCCTTTTTTATCTGCTCATATATCTCTTTCATTTTTTCTGATGATTTTATTTCCTCGGGCCATTCTTTTGGTTTTCTGATGTAGTACGAACCATTTATTGTTGATACTCGTAGTTCAGAAATCGGCATTCTCTTTAAAAATTTCAAATCGGTAAACGAAAATGAACCTGCAGAAGGGTGATTATGTGTTACAACCGCATTCTTCAATTTGAAATAGTCTAGTGGAGAAATGCTTACGCTGTCCACTTTTCCTCGTTTTGAAGACAGAAATTTCCCTTTTGAATCATATATTTCCATTGTTTCATAGTCTCTTTCACTTATTGTCTGTTCTGATTTTAACAATTCTTTCTTTGCTTCTTTGGACCATTTATCAGTGGAATCTTCCAGCCTTCCTTCGTTCCTTTTCTGTTTTTCAATTTCCTTGTAGTCTGTAACCGGAAGCACTGTACATCTGCAGTTTGCATGCAATGGAATATGAGGACATCTATCAATTGGATATATTTTACCATGATAACCGCCACACGTGTCACAGGTCCTTTCATCAACCGCCGCCCAAACTTGAACATATTCCACACCAGCATCTTTGTACCGGTACAAGGCTGCATCATTTAGGTAGTGCATACTCTCAGTACGAACAAGTCTGTGACACTCATTAAACCCTTGTCCCATGCGATTATGCAGCATAACGGCTATTTCTGTAACAGTTTTCCCTTGCTGCAATCCAATAAGCAATAGATCATTCAAACTCACTGCGAGCTTCTTCTGATTCTTCCATAAGCGTCCTGAAAAGGTATCGCCTCTCCACGGAGTATTTAGCAATTTCTCCATCAGTTTCTTGTTTGGTATTGCGAAATCCACCGTTCCCATGTTTTCAGCCGTATTCCTATATACCTGGCGAAATCCTTCTTCCATATTTTTCTTGGTAGATTCCTCTGCAGCGTTTCCAAGCTCTTCTATAATTTTTTCAAACTTTCGGTTTAACTCCGCTAGTCTGTTCTGCTTATGCATTTCAGATAGAGAAAGAACTCCATCTTTACTGTGCTTTTCTGCCAGTCGATAGAGTTCGTCTTTCACATTTTCGCTTGCATCTATGTAAAATTCCAATAAAGCTCTATTCTTTTCTTCCAAGGAATTATATATCTTCCACGTTTCCGATGCTATTCGTTTTTCCCAGTATTCACTATTCTTCGTCATTTCCATCATCCTTTATTTGAGGCACTGCGTCCCATTCAGGTGCCGATGCTTCTCTTTGCTCTTCAAGCGCTTTCATTTCTTCTTCTACGTTCGTCACAAATGGATGATGCGCAATAATTGTCTTATCCGATATCACATTCTTGGAATTATTGCAATTCTGAACCTGTTCAGATTCGTTTACAGTCATATCTCTATTAAACACAAGCTCAATCCCTATGTTTTCAAAACTTCCTTGCCCGGTAAGCTGTAGATATACATCCACAAAATACATAAGCATCTCAAAACCATTTTTAAATTCTGCCTCTAAAAGATTGCATTTTAAATCCAATCCCGAATACATGAATTTTAAAGCTACGCCCGACGGAGCAGAACCAAACTTGTCCAAGTCCTTATTAACTGATTGCCCACTCTCCACAATATCGCGATTTAATTGTTCATAATGTTCTCTGAGCGCTGTGATGTCCATCTGTGGAGTAATCGTATCTACACCACCATCTTCCGGGTCGTCAATTGGTATTGCTCTGTCTTCGTTTATAGATTTCATAAATTCCGACAAATCTTGCCCTCCATAGCCCTTTAAAACGAATATTAAATTTTTAACTTCTTCCACGTAGTTTGCGGCTTCGCTTCTTCCTATGTCATACCCATCTATAAGGCTCTTTACAAATTTAATATCCGGCAATTCGATCTGATTGTTTTTAAATGGTATAAACGGTACTTTCCCCCATACCTTCCACTCATTTCCTTGTTTGTAATGCGCAATCGGTCCTCCCGCATCTTCACTCTTCTCATAGTCATAGATCAATAGACTTCCTTCGAGCCTGTAATAAGCAACGCTGTCAGCTTTCCAAACTTCTACATTCTGAACAACTTTTTCTTGGTTATACTGCCATACAGTTGTGTCGTAAACACGAATCATTGCTTCCAGTTCCGTATGGCTCCTATCTTTCCAATAAGGGATACATTGCTCAGATGGAATCAGCATGGTTTTAAAATCGCCATTCTCATCTACATATACTTGCAGCCATCCGACACCTTTGTTCGATGCTTCGTACCCTAACTGCGTAAGTTGGTACTGAAATCTCTTTCCGAGAACATCCTTAATTTTTTTTGAGTATATTTCTTCATTCTCTCCAGTTTCCGTTTTGAATGTTACTGGCTTTGTTAGCAGATAAGCCACTTTCTCATCAACCTGTGTCTTGTATTTCCCATGCGCTAGCTTATTATTCGCTTTCCATGTCTCCTCCTCTTCATGTCCGTTCACTTTCTTAGTGATTTTTCTATCCATGATATCATTGTCAACTTGATAGTATCGCTCACCTTCCATCATAAGTTTTCGTTTTTTAGATGACATGAAATTTTCAATCAAATATATGACTCTGCCATCTGTCAGCGTATTGCTTTCTGTTACCGCTGCCATTCCAGCTTTCACTCCCTTTCTGATTCGATTAAATATCTCTTTTACTTTCATGTGTTCAGCTCCTTAACCTTAAAAAGTTCTAAGTCCACCTTTTTCCATATTTTCTGCAACACCTGTAGTGGCATCCGGCGCATCGTCATGTTCGTTCTTTCCTTCCCTTTGATATTTCACCATTGCATCATGGTACTCTGGCCAACGGTCTTTCCAATTCTTCGGATAATACACATGATTCATTACCCATGTTGCATTGGATAAAATTCTTGCAATCTTATTTTCTGATTGATGAAACCATTTTACATGAGTTCTATTGCTGTGATGTTTCTCTTCTAAAATTCTTCTTACTGCTCTTGCGAATCCCTTACCACCGTTGTTAGACTCTATCCTCGCCTTATTTACCCCGTACTCGTATAACATTTTTGCAACTGCAGGCTCTGTTTCTTCCATTGGTTTCTGAGTGTAAATAATCTCCAGTATGTATGCTTCTTTGTTGTAAACGCCATAAGTAATGCTACAAAGATAATCCGCCCCTTCATCAGCTGTATCCGTGTAATTCCGGATAGAAGTAAATAACACATGCCCTTTATCATCACGAGGAACATCATCATAGGTTTTGAATGATGAATACAGTTTTCCTTTTAAATTAATCGGCTCTTGCTGGTAATTTGCCAAAGCAATATCTTCTCCCATTGCCTTTATCTTTGCTTCATAGGATTTTCTCGACAACACTTCCTCACACAGCATCGTTCCATCTTCTTGCAAAGCCTTCATGCATACATGCCGAATCTTTGTTCCTTGACTCCCAAAAAATTCCAACGCTTTTCCCGCTAAATCATTCGTTGCCCATCTCGTCATAATGATGATGATTTTACCACCTTCTTCAAGACGTGATAGCATTGTATTGGTAAACCATTCCCAGTGACCTTCCTTCACTGTCTCGTTATACGCTTCCTTCGAGCTCTTGATTAAATCATCGATAATCAGGATATCTGCACCGAATCCAGTAGCAGTACCAGTCGGAGAAGTAGCGAGATAATTATTATATCCGCCCTCCAAGCTCCACAAATTCATTGCTCCATCTCCGAGTTTTATTTTTACTCCCGGAAACACGTCAGAGAAAATAATTTTATTCTCATCTGCCTTTTCTTCTTGGATGCTGTTTCTGACATTTTTTGAGAACGTTGTTGATAATGTCTCGTTATAGGATCCCGTCATAACTTTCTTCGTCCTGTCTTTTCCAAGAATCCACTCAACTAAATTTCCGGCAGTTCTACTTTTCCCATGTCTCGGGGGTTCATTCACAATCATAACCTCTTCATCGGACTCGAGGAATGTTTGAAACTCATTGCAAAGATGTACAAGATATTCTCTCTCCGGCTTATAAAAATCAGGAGCTTTTAAATTGCAATAAAAAAAGAACTCACGTCTTGCAAGCTCTATCTTAGCACCTTGTATAATCTGCTGCTTTCTATCCATCTCGAATCAGCTTCTTTAACTCTTCTGTTGTTAAATCTGCAAAAGGGTTGTTCGTGTTAAGTTCCCCGGCAAGGCCAACATCTTTCTTGTCCCTCCATACATCCGGCTTTCTATTCTTCAGCCAAAAAATTTGTGCGGTTGTATCCGGCACTACTTCTTTCGTTACTCTCTTAGTTTCAACACCACCCTCAGTCGTTATTTCATCATATCTGTACCCGAGCGCTCTTTTCAGCAAAGCGTTCTCCACTTGTCTGTCAACTACTTCCTTTCCCTTTTTTAAGGCCTCCGAAATCTCCGAATACTTGTTTTTCCAAACATACAACGTAGATGTTGTTATTCCCATATTCGAAGAGATCTGCTCATCTGTCAAACCATCTCTCGCCCATCCTTCCAGCTTTAGCAAGCCTTCTGGCTCTATCCATTCTTGATATTTTCCTTTTGCCATCCGGTTCACCACCTTCCAATCTATCAATTTCTATCTCTGGATACAACAGGAATCGAACCTGTGACATATTCACTACGAATGAAGTGCTCTACCACTGAGCTATGTATCCATATTTGGGTATTAGAAAAGACGCCCTAATGGACGCCTTAACTTAATTTTCATATTGTTTTTTTATATATTCCATAATTTCGTCTTTATTTTTCAACTCCGAATTCTGAACAAAAGATAATAAATTTCCCTTTATATCTTCTAAACTGAATCCATAGATATTCATTAATGTCGTAAATATAAAATCTATTTTTATTTCATTTACAACATTATAAATGGTTTTATCCTTATTAATAATTTCCGCATAAATCTTTTTGATTTTATATAAATCTATGCAATTTTTTATCAATGCTACCGTATAAAATATTATAAAAACTACATGGTAAATTTCAATAGTAGTTATAACCCAAAAAGCCACCTCATTTACTAAAAACCTATTACTAGAAAAAGTCATATATATTAATATTATCCCTGTACATTGCACTGCAATATTTATAGCAAGAAAAATATAACTTGATAAAATATATTCTATTGTTCCAGTTCCATTAATTTCATCTATTTTTTTAATCTCGTTATTACTAAATAAACTAACAATAATGGCAACCCCGCTTAATGAAAATCCCAACATTCCAAACATGGCTCCCAAAATACAAAGCATTAAATCTGGTAAGGTATTTTCAAAAGTTTCAAAATCCGTATACAACTTTAACCAACAGAAGTACATAATAAAAATTATTGTAATAAGGATTGATACTTTAACTTCCCACTCTCTTATATCAATCAAATCATAAATTCTATTTCTCTTTTTCACACCCATCATTCCTTTTCATTTTCTGAAATACTTGTGGCTATCCTTCTTTTTATTATTTCTTCACATGCAGATTTAAATTCTACTATTCGATTAATACTTTTCTTGACTGGTGCTTTGTCTGCTGTACTATGTACAACTCCATCTCTTCCAACAGCCTCTACCTTTACATATCCATTTTGAGTTGCAATTCTTGATGAAATACTTTTCTGCAAATTATCTACAGACGCGATTTGTTCTTGTATAATTTGAGCATTTATATTTAATCCCAATTTATTTGATGAAGTTAAAATAACACTTTTTGTCGACAAATTTGCATCTTCGAACTCTTGCAACTGTCCCTTTCCATTTTTTTCAATAGATTTTAAAATACTCTCATTAGGATTAGCCGGTTGAAAAGAGAATGTTAATTTTTGAATACTTTTAATCTTGCGTAACTCATCTTCTATTTCGGAAATGTTCAAACCATTTACATATCTATTCACTGAAAACTCATAATCATATCCCTTTTCTGTCACGCACTTATTAATTAATTTTGCAAAAATATCTAAAAATTTTTTGTGACCAAATCTCTTTGTGGTATTATATCCAACAATTTCATTAAAAACATCAAAATAAAATGTGATTCCATCCGTATTGGAAACCGCTTTAGTCTCCAGCTCATTAGTTGCAGAATTAAGCTCCTTATAATACAATTTTGATTTTTTATAAAGTGTTCCATACAAATATGTATCTGTTTTTTCTTTTAAACTCACGTGATAATCTATAACATCACTATAAACTTCTCCATCATTTCCGATATAGGAATATTCCTCTTGCAATTCTAATCCATCATAAAAACTGATCAACGTATTTATTAGCAAATCTCGTATATTAATCTTACCAGAATACACATCATAAATATGCTCAGATTTCAAATTCACTTTACCAAAATACACCGTAATTCCCATACTATTTCCTCCACACACTTACATAAACAAAACCCTATAAACATAATACAAGATTTTTCGATATCATTCAACATGGTTTGACATTTATTTCACATATGAAGTAAATTCATTATAGAACATTTGTTCTATTTTGTCTATTGACAAAATCCACAAAAAAGACACCTCACAATTTGCAAGGCGCCCTTTTCGATATATAAGTGTGTTTTGGGGAGAAAAGTCAAAATTAATTATAACTTTTCTAGAATAATTATAACATATCTAAAATGTTAATTGTGTTAATCTTTCAAGTATTCACTTGTTATTTGCGAAATTCTTCCTCTGCTATATCCAATGATGTCTGCAACCTCTCTCTGCTTCTTCCCATCCACGTACAGCAATTCAAAAATCTCCTTAATCTCAATATCTTTTATCCCTGCAAGGAATTCCTCCACCTCTTGAATCTCTGTTACTACCTGCAGGCGTTCCGCTTCTTTTTTCCTGATCTGCTTGTTTATTCGCTCCTGCTCATCCGGATCAGGTATCATCACAGATGTCCCAACTTCCGTATAGGGAAAATCTTTACTTGACCCACGAACCTTTCCCATCACTTCTCCTGCCGGCTCAGTCTCACAAAGTTCTTCTATCCTCGCATCAATTCTTTTAAGTCTTGCTTTGTTCGGTATGTACTTTTTCAGTTTTAACTTGTCCATCGGCAATCACTCCCTTCATGTCGACTCCCCATTTTGTTAAGTACTGTTTCACTCCGTATTCCTTGCGTACGTCTCGCTTAAATGCAGCTCTTGCATTATTAGGAGGCTTGTTTGTTTCCATCTCGGCATAATGACTGTTTTGCTCAATTTTCTGCTCATCGCTTGTGCGTTTGCGTTTCAAATTACCACCTCACTTTCTTGGAGCAACGGCACTTAAGACCGTGCTCCGCTGTCCTCTTTAAACGCTTTGCTCCGTCGTATATATGCATACAAATCTTCAATACCCTGTTTGTATCCATCACAGTATGCTCTTTCTTTTTCTACTGTTCTTGTGTATTTCATTTCTGCGTCGCTTTGCATTTTATTTACAATGTTTTCCAGGTTGTCCACCTTTTCACTCCTCCTACTCACATATTGAACTAAATTATGTTCTTTTGTATGTAACGAATTTTTAATTACTTGAAGATTAGAAATATTATTATTTAATTTATTTCCATCAATATGGTGAACGTGAATTTCTGAATCGAAATTAAATCCAACAATATATTTCCCAATTATTCTATGTACCGACACCTTGTCATGCTTTATTGAAATTCCAGCATATCCACGATAAAGATAAATTTTGTATTCGTCTTTGGGTGTGATATTTCTTCTACTACATTCTTCTTTTATTGCTTTTTTCTAAAATTGAATAATCTACTATGCAGTTACATGCATTTTCAAATTTCATCTAAACCTCCGAAATCTAATCTCTGTCCGCACTCGTCGCAAAACCTCATATAACTTCTAAGTATTCCTCCACATTTTGGACATTCCCCCACTCTGCATCCAATTGCTCCATTCACCCCGATGATAATCGGTTTCTTCGCCGTATCCCGTTCCTTCAGCTCCTGCACCTGCTCTGGAGTTAATCCGGTATCTTCGTACTTTTTCAACCGCATATTTGCTTTTTCTTGCCATTTGCAAATTCCATATCTGCACGAGTCATTACACTCATTATTTTTATAATTACAAGCCGCGGTCTCATTTCCTCTTATAATTATTGTTTCTTTTCTTGTTAATCTGCTCATGCTCTATACCTCAAACTTTCCAATTCTTCATAATCTGATACGCCTGTTTCAGCTGATCAGTATCAAAATATCCAAAGTGACACATTGAAACTTGTATATTCATTTTCTCTGCAAGTCTCTTGTACATCATCCGCCTTTTCTTTCCCCCTTCATTTTTCCAAAAGGAGTCAAATACTTCATGACATTTCCTTTTCCACTCACGCATCTCTGCGTTTGCCAAAATTCCCATTGCCCTTTTCGGCCAAGGTTTATGTGTTCCAACATAAGCACCACAAGATTGACATCTATAGCAATATCCACTTCCATATTCTCTCCCATAAATTACAGAGTTGCTTATGCATTCTACTTTTCCACCGCATAGATTGCATACCTTCGGATATAAATTCACTTCTTTCATACTGCTGTCCATCCTTAATTCTCCTGTCCGATCTTAACTCCAAGTGTAGTCGCAACATCTAGATCGTGATTCTTCTTGTAGTACTCAACGATGTCCTTGAAATACTTCTCATCATCCCCGATCTCTTCCATTCGTCCTTTCACAAATTTCAGAAACCTTGTCAGACCATTCTTTTTGTATCGGTGCTGCATTTCCAAATATTCGCATCCAATAAATGCTAACCAACACATTGCCTGTAGGACTGCCTGTTCCTCTCTATGATTATTCGCCTCGATAAATCGTTTATCTTTCAAGATCTTATCAACGTCCTTCGCTACTTTATTGCGTCTATGTGCTTTATCTACCCAACTCATCTTATCCTCCATGCTCTTTGGCGACCTCTTAAACCGCCACCTTGAAAATACATCTCGCTGATACGTCCCCTTTGTCTCACTCCGTCATAATAGATTAGCCGCCGATACTTTCCGTCATACTCATCCTTTTCCAGTATCTTTTCAACACATACTGCTTCGTACCATGCGTGAGATTCTGTACTCATGTCAATCGCAATCACTTTACCGACAGACTCGGCTATTTCATCAAATGTCATTTCTTCACCAAGTCGATTTTCTTCCAACCAATCCCCAGGCTTCACTGGACGTTCGATAAAATCAAACAAACTCATTTGTCCTTCCATATTCTCTACTCCATATAGCTTTGAACGCTATGATCTAAGACTTTTCAGCATTTCCGCTTTTTTCTGCTCTGCAAGCAACTCTCTGACAGATTCCTCCGGGAAGTCTACCTCGTAACAATTCTCTTTTAGCCTGCTTATGATGCGCTCGTCATATTTGCTCTCACAAAGCTTCTCGTTACTCGTAAAAATCGTCACTTTCCGCCGCACATAGCGCTCGTTTAAGATTTGATAAAATTTCTCATTCACCCAGTCCGAAATCTTCTCGGCTCCGAAATCATCTACGATCAGCACTTCTGTTAGGCACAATTGATCTATCAGTCTGCTCTCTGTGTAATCGCTCCCCTCATGCCACGTGTCCTTTATCTCTTTCAGGATTGCAGAAGATACAGCAAACTTGACCTGTTTCCCTCTCGCCATCAGTTCATTTGCGATTCCTGCCGCCATTCTTGTCTTTCCTGAACCTTTCGTGTGTGAAACAAGATATAATCCCATTCCAGCAGCTTCCATCTCCTCAAAATTCTCAAGATACCGTTTTACGATATTGCAAGCGAGATTAATCTTCGCTACACTCTCCGGCTCTCTGTAGATGTCTGCCCGGAATGTTTTCAACGTAAGTTCCTGGAACAGCTCAGGTATATTTGCAAACCTCAGACGGCTCTCTGCAATTTCTTTCGCCCGGCACTCACATTCTTTTGTAAACCACAAGCCATCTTTCTTGTACGGTATCCATCCCATACCGCCACACTTCGGACACTTAGAATCCTGAGAACTCTCTCCCAAGTCCTGCTTCAATTCCGAGTTCTGTGAGGCTTTTCTCATCTCTTCCAGTTTCTCGTCCAGTGTCATATCTTTCTCCTTTCTGCCCTTTGTCGTCATAATTTCCATCCAGCACCTTTGCCATGTTACCGTCCATGATCAGCCAGTCGAATGTGGCGGACCAGTTCCGGTTGTTCTGCCCTTTCAGGAAGCTGCTACTCTCAGCCTTTTCAAACAAAATACGGAAATCATCAACTGTATATCCTGTATTCATCCTCGCACGGATAGCTTTTTTCCGTCTCTCAGACATGGTCTTCAATGTCGGGTAAGATACACAGATGCTATTGTACAAGTCGGAAATCGCCGCAAAGTCGATTTTTTCTTTAGATACGTTAGTATCTTTCTTTTTATTTTTAGTTTCTGTTTTATATTTATCTATGTCTACGGTTTCTGCTACTTGTTGTACTACCGTTTCTACTTCGCTTTTTACTACTGGATTTACTACCGTTTCTACTTCGCTTTTTACTACGTTTTTGAAAGTGAAAGGTATTAATCTGTATTTGTTCGGGCTTCCTTTTTTGCCCTTTTGGTATTCGATTAAACCAGCTTTTAGGAGATCGTCTCGCACCTTTATAAAGGTTGCCTCACGACTCATTTGCATGGCTGCCATCAATCTCAGGTTATCTACTGTAACCCACTCAGGCCAGTTACACTTATTAGCCTGGTACATTAATCTGTACCACAGGAGTTGGGCGTCTCTGGTCAAGTAGTTATTTTCGAGCCATCGTTCGAAGGCGATAATCTCAGCTAAGTAATTCAAGCCCTTATCACCCCTTTCTCCTCCAACTAAACCAATTGTGTAGCTGGAGGTATTTGGCTTACGTTTTGTGATATACTATTCTGCCATGAACGGTTTACGGGTTACTCTATAGCAAAGGAGTTTCCCTTACTAACTTCTGTAAAAAAATTCTTGCCGGAACTGTTCTTCTGTTCCGTAGTGTTCCAAATAATACGCTTTGCAGCGTTTCTTTAAATCCTTATCTATCTTTCCTGCATCTTTTCCTCTACGCACTCCATTTGGATGCAGATCCGGTCTCAGTGGAGCAATAAAACCATAATCTTCGCATAGATCTCTCTCATTTGATGTATGCGAGAAAATATGATGTCTTTCCACTCCATACCAACCAGTATACATGCAATGGTCCATGTCGTCTGTAAATATGCTCCATAGCCTTTTAGCCAAAATCCACACCATACCTTTCTTTCAAAATTCTCTTTTCGTCCGGTGATGCAATATCGGCATCCGACATACCTGCATCTTTGCAACACTGCACTAATCCATCAATCAATCTAGCCATCTCTTCCGTGTTGTACGTGTGCGACCCTCTTAGTAATTTGTATGTCCGGTACATAATGCCATCATTTCCCTCTCGGACTTGTGAAGTCGCTTGCAGATGGTAGTCTGTTGCGTTCTTGACTTTTTTCTCCGCCTCTTCTGTATCTGGAATGGTAATATACACTGCCTTATCTCCAAAAAGTTCAACTTGTCCATATCCACAAAGAAGCATGTTATGCGTCTCCGGATTTGATAAGCCTATCTTTTTTGCTAATTTAGTAAGCAGTACCCAGTAATATGCATTTGCATCAAGACTCCGACGGCGCCTGTATGGCTTTATTTCAAGACTTAGCTTCTCGCAGTCCTTAAGTTCTTCGTATGCCTGCCGAAAATCCTCGACAGGCTCAAACAACAATGTCAGCTTACCGGTTACAAAATCAATTACCGGTTGTTTTAACTGTCCTGTAAATTTCACTACTCATCACCGTATTTCTTTTTAATTGCATTCAGCATTTTAGCTGCTTCACCTTCTGTTAATGTCTCCCTTGTCCTTCCATTACCACAAATCCATGCGTCTAAATCGATGCCATGAGAAATACACAATTTCTCTAACGTCTTTATTTTTGCTGAAGAAGCTAGGTTATCAGCTGTTTCCGGGATTTGAGCATCCATCTTGTCATATTCTTCCTTAAGCCACAAATCAAATCCTAAACCTGTATGTATCGCAACACACTTTACAAATGCCCTACACATACTATTCCATACTCTCTGTTGCGACATCGAATTATCTTTCACAGGATTCGCTCCGTTCATTACCGGTGTCTGCATCTCGTACTCATTATCATCGATGATCACTCGAATGCGTGTCTCATAACAGCGGTTTGTATTCCCTTTGGAATCTGTAAAAACAGCATCAGACATTCTAAGGCTTCCGCCTGACTTTTCGTTTGGAATTGGCTCCCAGTAAACTTTCGTGGCTCCATTTTTTCGAAGCAAGTCAATACACATAGCCCAATTCAGATACAGTAGCCCGTCTCGTTTCTCGCAATATGGCTTTACATCTATTTTTCTAAGTTTATCATAACTTTTAAGCATTTTCTTCCTCCTCGTGTACATAGTTTCCTGAGTAAAACCACTCAACAAACTCTTTTTGTAATTCCTCATCCCATTGCATCTGCTCTAATGCGTATTGATAAGCGTCGCAATCATTTACGCATGTCCCTTTCTCTTGTCCTGCAATTCCTATGTACATGCAATCAACTCCTTTAATGCAAATTGCCCGTCTTTTTCCTGCTTAAGCAATTGTTCGTATTGTTCCTCTGTTTCTTTACGTTTTGCTATGCAGTCACACTTTTCGCCCGGGTCTAAATTTGCTCCACAGCTTCGGCACACATATTTATACATTTATATCTACCTGACTCT